ATAGACATTTGTACGCGCCAAATGTTAAGGTTGAAAAACAACCACTAAATATAAAAATTTCCAAGTATAGTAATACTGGAAGCAATTCACAAATAATCAAATAATAAATATGGCAGAGTCTGGCATTAGAAGTTATTTCCCGAGTCAAACAGTTAGCGATGCTGAAAAGCTAAGCTATGATTATGGTTTGAAAGTAGGTAAAGCAATAGAGCAAGAGTGGTTTAACGACGACAGAAACATGAATAGATATAGATCTAATCATGCTGATTTTCATAATTTAAGATTGTATGCTAGAGGTGAACAATCTATTCAAAAGTATAAGGATGAGTTATCTATAAATGGTGATTTGTCCTATTTAAATTTAGACTGGAAACCAGTTCCGATTATATCTAAGTTTGTCGATATAGTTGTAAATGGTATAGCTGAAAGAACGTACGATATAAAAGCTTATTCTCAATCTCCAAATGGAGTTGAAAAAAGAACAAAGTACATGGAAGCCATAATGAATGACATGGAGTTTAAAGAATTTGACAATTTTGCAGCTCAAAACTTTGGTGTAAATACCAAAGAGAGTGAGGAAAAAGAATTACCAGAAACTCCAGAAGAATTACAACTTCACATGCAATTAACTTACAAGCAAGCTGTTGAACTTGCTGAGGAGCAAGCGTTAAGCGTTTTGTTTGAAGGTAATAAGTATGAACTAACAAAGAAAAGATTTTACTATGATTTAACAGTTTTAGGTATAGGAGCTGTTAAAACTTCGTTTAACACATCTGAAGGTGTTACTATAGATTATGTAGATCCAGCTAACCTAGTGTACTCTTACACTGACTCTCCTTATTTTGACGATATATATTACGTTGGTGAAGTTAAAACTATTCCAGTAAATGAATTAGCAAAAGAGTTTCCTTATTTGTCTGAAAGCGATCTTGAAGATATAATGAAAAATAAATCTTATAATAGATCTAATTATAATTCTAGACACAACTACGATAAAGAAGATAATAACCACATACAGGTGTTATACTTTAACTACAAAACTTATATGAACGAAGTTTACAAGGTTAAACAAATGGCTACTGGTGCTGATAAAATTATACCCAAAGATGATTCATTTAATCCTCCAGAAAATATGGAGGGTGGTTATAGCAGAATGTTAAGATCTATAGAGGTGCTTTATGATGGAGCTATGATTTTAGGTACTAATAAATTGCTTAAATGGGAAATGGCTAAAAATATGATGCGTCCTAAAAGTGATTTTACTAAAGTTAAAATGAACTATGCTATTGTCGCTCCTAGAATATATAATGGTAAAATTGATTCACTAGTAAAACGTATAACTGGTTTTGCTGATATGATTCAATTAACACACTTAAAATTACAACAAGTAATGGCTAGAATGGTACCAGATGGCGTTTACTTAGATGCTGATGGTTTAGCTGAAGTTGATTTGGGTAATGGCACAAACTATAATCCGCAAGAAGCTTTAAACATGTTCTTTCAAACTGGATCCGTGATAGGAAGAAGCTTCACGTCAGAAGGTGATATGAACCCAGGTAAAGTTCCTATTCAAGAAATTACATCTGGATCTGGTGGAAACAAAATGCAAGCTCTTATTGGTAATTACAACTATTACTTGCAAATGATAAGAGATGTAACCGGTTTGAATGAAGCTAGAGATGGTAGTATGCCAGATAAAAATGCTTTAGTTGGTGTTCAGAAACTAGCAGCCGCTAATAGTAACACAGCAACTAGACATATATTGCAAGCTGGACTATATTTAACAGCTGAAACAGCAGAATGTTTATCGCTTAGAATATCTGATATTATAGAGTACTCTCCAACAAAAGATGCTTTCATACAAGCTATAGGAGTTCACAACGTAGCAACGTTAAAAGAGATGTCTGAGTTACATTTATATGACTTTGGTATATTTATAGAGCTACAACCAGATGAAGAAGAAAAAGCTAGATTAGAAAATAATATACAAATGGCTTTACAGCAGCAAAGTATAGAGTTAGAAGACGCTATTGATCTTAGGGAAGTACGTAACATTAAATTAGCAAATCAGTTGTTAAAAATACGTAGAAAGAAAAAACAAGAGAGAGACAGGCAGCTTCAATTAGAAAACATTCAAGCTCAATCTCAGTCAAACGCTCAAGCTGCTCAAGCGGCTGCTCAAGCTGACGTTCAGAAAAACCAAGCGTTGAACGCTGGTAAAGCTGAATTAAGCCAAATGCAAGCTCAAATTGATATGCAGAAAATGCAACAAGAAGCCGCTCTTAAAAAAGAGCTTATGGCTCTAGAATTCCAATATAACATGCAGCTTAAAGGAGTTGAAGTTGATGGAATGAAAGATAGAGAGAAACAAAAAGAAGATCGTAAAGACGAAAGAACAAAGATACAAGCAACACAACAATCAGAAATGATTGAACAAAGAAATAGTGGAAAACCACCTAAAAACTTTGAGTCCGCAGGTAATGATATACTAGGTGGAGGATTTGATTTAGGTTCGTTTGACCCTAGTTAGAATTATTAATTATTATTATATTATATTATGGAAGAAGAAAATGAAAAAGTAGTCGAAGAGACTACACAAGAAACGACTGAACAAGTCGATGAAAGTAAATTTGAATCTGCTGGCGACGATAGCGTTATTAAAGTAGATTTAAGTGCTCCACCACAAGAAGAAAAGGTAGAAACTAAAGTTGTGGTAGATGAAAAAACTGAAGAAGTAGAAGCGGTAACAGAAGTTACTGAAGAAACAGAAACTCAACCGGAAACTAAAACACAAGAAACCCCAGTATTAGAAGAAATCACTGAGGAGGAAGTTGAAGAGGTTGAAGAGCAGGTTGAAGAAGCTATAGCAGAAGCTGAGGCTACTGGAAAACCATTGCCAGAAAATATCCAAAAGTTAATGGACTTTATGGAAGATACCGGTGGTGATTTAAGTGATTATGTAAAACTTAATCAAGATTATAGCAAACTAGATGACAATGCTTTGTTAAGAGAATACTACAAACAAACAAAGCCTCATTTAAACCAAGAAGAAATTAACTTCCTTATGGAAGACACGTTCTCTTACGACGAAGATATAGACGACGATAGAGATATACGTAGAAAGAAATTAGCGCTTAAAGAGCAAGTTGCCAGCGCTAAAAGCCACCTAGACGGGCAAAAGTCTAAATACTATGAAGATATCAAAGCTGGAAGTAAGCTCACAACCGAGCAACAAAAAGCTGTAGATTTCTTTAATAGATACAACAAAGAGTCAGAAGCAACTCAAAAAACAGTTAAAACAAATTCTGATATTTTTACACAGAAAACTAATCAAGTTTTCAACGACAAATTCAAAGGTTTTGAATATAACGTCGGTGACAAGAAATACAGGTTTAATGTAAACAATGCTGAAGAGGTTAAAAACACTCAGAGCGACATAAGCAATTTTACCAAAAAGTTTTTGGATAAGAACTCTGCTTTAACAGACGCTAAGGGTTATCATAAATCTCTATACACAGCAATGAATGCAGACGCTGTTGCAAAACACTTTTATGAACAAGGAAAAGCAGATGCTATGAAAAATAGTATTGCTAAAGCTAAAAACGTTGATATGAATCCAAGACAAAGTCATGGGACTATTGAAACGGGTGGTATGAAAGTAAAAGTGCTAGGTGAAAGTTCTTCTGATTTTAAGTTTAAAATTAAAAATAACAAGTTTAAAAAATAACAAATTAAAATTTAAAAATTATGGCAATATCAAATCCCGGTCCTGGTCATTCAGGAACCGCTGGTAGTTTAAATAGCGTTGCAGCTCCAGTAAAAGCAACTCTATCTTCAAACTACATCGACTTTACTGCGCAAGCAACTCAAGGTTGGGCGCAACAATATTTACCAGATCTTATGGAGAAGGAAGCTGAAGTGTTCGGTAACAGAACAATTTCAGGTTTTCTTGCACAAGTAGGAGCTGAAGAGGCTATGACATCCGATCAGGTTGTTTGGACTGAACAAGGTAGGTTACACTTATCTTACACTGGAACTATTAACAACACAACAGGTGTGTTTACAGTATCAAATGATATTGATGGAAACACTGTTGCTTCTGGTAACCACGGTATACGTATTAATGATATGTGTATTGTTGCTACTGCTGAAGGTACTATAAAATGTTTGTGTACTGCAGCTGCTGCTACAACAGCTACTCTTCTACCTTACGAAACAGCTAACATTGATGATGCTTCTGCTTTTGGTACTGGAACTTCTAATGCTGCTACAGTTTTAGTTATAGGTTCTGAGTTTGGTAAAGGTAAACAAGGCCAAGGAGCTTCTGCTTCTTCAACTGCAGGTTTTGGAAACGTTGAGCCTTCTTTCAAATCTTTTACTAACAAGCCAATCATAATGAAAGATTACTTTGAAGTTTCAGGTTCTGACGCATCTGCTATTGGATGGGTTGAAATCACAGGTGAAGACGGTCAAGGTGGTTACTTATGGTACTTAAAAGCTGAAGGTGATACTAGATCTAGATTTACTGATTACTTAGAAATGACTATGCTAGAAGCTGTTGCTGGTGTTCCTGATAATTCTACTGCTGAAGGTACTATTGGTACAGCTGGTGATAATTTTGGTACTGAAGGTTTATTTGCTGCTATTGAAACTAGGGGTAATATTACTACTGGTGTAACAGGTGTTAACGCTGCTACTGATTTAGCTGAATTTGACGCTATCTTAGCTGAGTTTGACTCTCAGGGTGCTATTGAAGAAAACATGATGTTTGTAAACAGAGCTACTAGTTTAGCGATGGATGACATGTTAGCTTCTATGAATTCTTACGGAGCTGGTGGTACTTCTTACGGGGTATTTGACAACTCTGAAGATATGGCTTTAAACTTAGGTTTCTCTGGTTTCAGAAGAGGTTCTTATGACTTCTACAAGTCTGATTTTAGATACTTAAATGACAAAGCTACAAGAGGTAGTATTAATTCTAGAGACGCTGTAGCTCCAATCAGAGGGGTAATTATTCCAGCTGGTGTATCTACAGTTTATGACCAACAATTAGGAAAGAACCTTAAAAGACCTTTCTTACACGTTCGTTATAGAGCTTCGCAAACTGATGATAGAAAAATGAAAACTTGGGTTACTGGTTCTGTTGGAGCTGTTACTTCTGATTTAGATGCAATGCAGGTTCATTATTTATCTGAAAGATGTTTAATTACACAAGGTGCTAACAATTTCATGTTAATGAAATAAGCATTTATTATATTAAAGACCGGGGCTTCGGCCTCGGCCTTTTATTTTTATTAATTTATATTATATTATATTATGGCAAAGAAAAAAGAAACAAAAAAAG